CACAAGAAGAACCGTAGACAATATAGTTTCTAATACAAAAGGAAAGAAATTCTTTTTCAACGATGTTCAAGTTAGCGAAGAAACATATAGTGACGGTATTGAGCAATGGCTCAAGGACAGATCATGAAAGAGTTCAGAGTTGAGTTATCTGATTATGGAAAGATCATGAAAGTGAAAGAGTTCAGAGTTGAAAAACGTGAGATAGTCGTTTCTGAATGCTTTGTTATGGCAAAGGATGCAGAACATGCTGAACAAATTGCTTGTGAATCAATGGTAGAGGATCTTGATTGGGAGATTTTAATAGCTAGACCAGAAGAGATTGAAGCCGAAGAGGCAATAGTATGAATGTCTTGAGCTTATTTGACGGCATGAGTTGTGGTCAGCAATCCTTAGATCGTCTCGGCATAAAAGTAGACAACTACTTTGCATCAGAGATAGACAAGTACGCTATAAAGATCACACAAAAGAATTATCCTGATACGATTCAGTTAGGTGATGTTCGTGATATTAAAGGTTCGGACTTGCCAAACATTTCCTTAATACTTTGTGGTTCACCTTGTCAAGGGTTTAGTTTTGCAGGAAATCAATTAGCATTTTCAGACAAACGTAGTGCGCTATTCTTTGAGTTCATAAGAATACTAAAAGAATGCAAACCTAAGTATTTCTTATTAGAGAATGTTCGGATGAAGCAAGATTATATCGACATCATTACAGATCAAGTATCTGAGTGCTATCCCGATTATCAAGGAACAGGCTCAGACTTATTCAATAATAGAATAGAGCCAACCCTTATTAATAGTGCATTGGTAAGCGCACAAAATCGTCAACGCTTGTATTGGACTAACATTCCAAACGTGGCACAACCAGAAGATAGAGGAATAGTCTTGCAGGATGTGTTGGAAGATACCGTTGCGGAGCATTACCTAGTAGGAGAAAATCTGCAACAGAATTATAAGGGTGGTGATTTCCTTAATCCTAACTACAAGAGTCAGGCTAACACCATACACGACATAGATGGTAAGTCTGGAACGATCTGTGCAGGAACACATGGTTATGCTAACGGATATGTAGTAACAGGTGCGTGGCGAGGAAGGTACAAAGTTGATGGAATCAGACAAGACCACAAAGGTTCAGTTGCAGGTAGAACTAAGCAGATGTTAGAGCTACGTAAAGATGACAAAACTAATGCGCTAACTACAGTTCAAAAGGATAATGTTGTAGTGGATAGAGAACAAATGAGTTGGCGCAAGCTATCAGTTGTAGAATGCGAGCGTTTGCAGACAGTCTCTGATGACTACACCAAAGGAGTCTCTAACACACAACGATATAAGATGCTAGGCAACGGCATGACTGTTGAAGTGATCTCTCACATATTGAGTAATCTCTGGCCAAGCCGCCAGGAAAAAGAAAAGAAAAACATGGAATTTTAACAGGTTTTATGGTATAATTAACCCTATTATGTATTTAAAATTGAAAAAGGTTTGTCACAGAAGAGGAAGACAAGTAATTCTTTCCTGCGCTCTACCTTATACTGAGAACGTATAAGCGTGGTAAATGAGCATAGAACAGATCCTTTTTCTCTTTTTGAAATACTATCATCATATAATAATCGAGGTAAAATAAGATGGCAACAGTAAATGGTAAAGCAATGTGGGCAAGTGTAACAACTCCACAAACAAGATTCGAGCCTCACAACTACACAATAACTGTGGTGGTTGATGAGGAACAAGCTTCTCAGTTTGAAGCAGACGGTTACTCAGTTCGGGAAACTGACGATGGTAAAGTCGTAGTAATGAAAAGACGTTACGAAAGAAACGATGGAACAATCAATCCAGTTCCTATTTGTATTGACAAAGACAAAGAACCTTTTACTGATAGAATCGGCAATGGTTCTGATGTTATTGTTCAGTACAGAGGGTACGACAATTCATTTGGACAGTTCATGGAACTTCAAGGAGTCCAAGTTATGGAACTCGTTGAGTATGATCCTTTGCCTGATGATGGCGAAGAATTTTAATTTTAACTATAGGTAAAAATAAAATGAATGAAGAAGTACAAAAACCTTTCATCACTATTGATGATGTGCAAATAAATGTTGAAGACTTACCTGAAGATGGTCAAGCTATCTTTGGTAGGATTCAACGCTTGAATCAAAAGAAAGTGAATCTTGTATTAGACTTGGAAGAAGTCAATGCAGGACTAGCTTCTTTTACGAGCAGTATTATTAGTATTGTCAATGCTGATGCAGGTGTAGACGAAGAAGAATCAGATGTTCCAAACATCGAAGAAACTGATGCGTTTCCTCCTGAAGAAGACTGAGTAGTTTCTGAATCACACCTTGATTTCTGACTCATCAAGTTTTAAAGCTATAAATAACAAGCAACAGTAATATTCTTTTGCGTTCTTGTTATGCCTTTGCTTGATGAAGTCTACAGGTAAGAAGTACCTATGGTTAGGGTGGTTAAGGTAAACTTCGGTTGGATGCGGTAGGTTATAATATTACACACATATGGGAGCAAACATTGTGGTAAAAGAAAGAAAAGAAAATGGTTTTGTGCAAACACATTTGGAATGTCCTTCATGTGGACATAAAAAATGTTATGCAATAAACGCAGACGGTTCAGGATATTGTTTCAGTTGTGGTTTCCGCAAGAAACATGAAAAGGGAATTGTCTATGACCTTGAGAAAGAAATAATTGACCTTGAGAAAGAAATAATTCATCTTGCTACAAATCCTGGCCAACAACCAATGAGCAACAATGATATTGTATCAACCTATTCAGCACTAACCGACAGAAAAATATCTGAGAAAACTGCTCGTAAGTACGGAGTGAAAGTTATTCAGTCTGGAAACGGAGCAGTTTCTAAACATTTATATCCTTACTACGATGATAACGGTGAAAGAGTTTCTACAAAAACAAGGCACGTTAGCACCAAGAAATTTTCTTGGGAAGGAACACAAAGAGACATAGGTTTGTTTGGTGAACAGTTATTCAAAAAAAGTAAATATTTAACCATCACCGAGGGTGAGTGTGATGCGATGGCTGCTTACGAATTAATGGGAAGTAAGTGGTCTGCGGTTTCTATAAGGCATGGTGCAGGTAATGCAGAACAAGACATTAAGAATAGCCTTGAATTTGTAGAAGGGTTTGATAATGTAATAATTTGTTTCGACAATGACAAACAAGGAAAGCAAGCATCAAAGAAAGTAGCTAGGTTACTAAGACCAGGAAAAGCAAAAATAATGCGCCTTCCTGATGGGTTTAACGATCCAAACGATATGCTTAAAGCAAATGCACACAAAAAATTTGTAGATTGTTTTTGGGCATCAAAGATTTATACTCCAACTGGAGTCTTAAATATTTCTGAGAAACGAGAGCAGTTTCATAGCAGAGAGAAGAGAGATACTATTCCTTTTCCTTGGGAAGGCTTGAACAAGAAGCTATACGGATTACAACAAGGAAGTTTACTAACTTTTACAGGTGGCACAGGTTTAGGTAAGTCTAGTGTTACTCGTGAGTTAGAGCATTGGCTTATCAAACAAACCAAAGACAACGTAGGCGTTATATCTTTAGAGGAAGATTGGAGAAGAACAGTAGATGGAATTCTATCTATTGAAGCTAACGCAAGGTTGTACATAGATCAAGTAAGAGATGAATACTCCGAAGAAGAATTAAATAGTTTTTTTGATATCCTGACCGATGAAGATGATGAAAATAAATTATGGATTCATGCACATTTCGGAACAAGTGACATAGAAGAAATATTTTCTAAACTTAGATTTATGATTATAGGATGTAATTGTAGATGGATTATCATAGATCACTTACATATGCTAGTTAGTTCAGTAACAGAAGGCGATGAACGTAGAGCTATTGATGCGATCATGACTAGACTAAGAAGTATTGTCGAAGAAACTGGAGCAGGGATTATTTTAGTATCTCATCTAAGAAGAGTTATGGGTAATAAAGGACACGAAGACGGCATTCAAGTTAATCTAAGCCATTTAAGAGGCAGTCAAGGCATAGCACAACTAAGTGATTGTGTCATTGCTTTAGAACGTAATCAACAATCCGATGATCCAGAAGAATCTAATACTACAGTATTAAGAGTTTTGAAATCCAGATACACAGGTGACGTAGGATATGCAACGAGCTTATTCTATGATAAGCATACTGGCCGCTTGTCTGAGCTGGAATTAGATTCTTTTGCAAAAGAAACGGAACAACCAGTATGGACTTAGTATTTGATATAGAAACTGACGATCTTAAAGCAACAAAGATTTGGTGCATTGTGGCTCAAGATTCTGATTCTGGCAAGATTTATATGTTTGCTCCTCACCAGCTAGAGTCAGGTCTTGAGTTACTTCAAAAAGCAGACAGATTAATAGGACACAACATAATAGGGTTTGATATTCCTGTTATCAAAAAATTGCATGGTGTGGATCTGTCCGATAAAGAACTCATAGATACACTTGTTATGTCAAGGTTGTTTAATCCAGTTCGTGAGGGTGGACACAGTTTAGAAATGTGGGGTTATCGTTTGAAATATCCTAAAACAGAGTTTGAAGACTACGAAAAATATTCAAAAGAAATGTTAGCTTACTGTAGAAGGGATGTCCAGTTAAATGCTTTGGTGTTACGAAAATTAACAAAAGAAGGAAGCGGTTTCTCTAAAGAAAGCGCACAACTTGAGCAAGAGGTGTCAAAAATATTAAAAGAACAAGAAGAGAATGGTTTCTTGTTTAATGAACGAAAAGCTGAGATATTGTTAGCAGAACTAAGAGAAAAAATGCAAGCAACAGAAGATGAAGTTCACAAAGTTTTTAAACCTAGATGGGTAGATGATAAGGAAGTAAGACCTTACATAAAGAAAGATGGCACTCTCTCTAAGAGAGGAATGACAGACGAAGAATATAAAAAAGTATTTGCACATCAAATTTATAAACCTTTTATGAGAAGAAAACTTCAAGAGTTTAATCTTGGTTCTCGTAAACAAATAGGAGAATATCTTAAATCTTTTGGTTGGAAGCCTAAGAAGTTTACTCCTACAGGACAACCAAGAGTAGATGAAAAGATTTTAAGCAGAATAAAAAACATACCAGAAGCACAACTAATCGCTGAGTATTTACTTCTTCAAAAAAGGATAGCACATATAGCTTCTTGGAC